CATCGCACATCGTGTAACGAATCCAGCGTTATTCGGTGTCAAAACCGAGGGCCAACTCGGAGGAAGGACTGAATTAGTCGAGGCTTACGAACTATTCAAAGCCACCTACGTCAACGACCGGGTGCGGAAAGTAGAGCGGATGATAAACTACTTGGGATCCTTTAATGGCGTTGAGGGTATGGAACTGATCCCGGTGGAACCCATCACGGAGCGACTAAGCGAACAAGCCTTGTTGCAGATTATGACCCAAGACGAACTTCGGGAAAAGGCAGGTCTGCAACCGCTTGAGAAACCTGCCGACGTGGTTGGGCCTAACCCCCAACCCGACGAGCAACCGCAAACCGTGGAAGCATTGCAGAGCAACGACAACATCAAGAAATTATCGGGCCGTGAGTACCAAAACCTAATGCGCATCGTCAGGCAGTATATGCAAGAGAAAATCACGCTGGAGATGGCTCGGACCATGCTATCAGCCGGCTTCGGTTTGTCTGCCCAAGAGATTGACACGATGCTCGGAGTGCAGTCCCAAGAGTTCAGCGAGCCTCAATGGGGCGAGGAAGACGACGAGGACTACGGATGGGGCGACGAAGAGTTCAAGGTCTTGGAGGTCGTTGCAAGCAAGTTCGGGAGCCATGCCGACGATTACCATGTCATGCACTCGAAGCCGATGCGGTTCGATGCGAACATAGACGAAAACATCCGCTTGGCCTTTGCCGAACTGGGCGAAGAAGAGAAAGAGTTGGACCTGAAGATTGAGGCCTACCGCAAGAAGAACCGGGACGCATCGGTTGAAGAAATGGCAAAGGAGTTCGGGGTCAGCAAAGCCAAGGTCGCCAAGCGAGTCGCCTACCTAATCACAAAGGACCGCTATCCTATCAGCAGGGCCGTCGACAAGATAGCCGAGCAGAACCTACCCAAGAACGTGAAGGAAGTGGCCGAGCCTGTACTGGAGGTCCGCTACAAGTACGCATGGGCCACGGGATTCAGCAACAAGGACAAGCGGTCAAGCCGTGAGTTCTGCAAGGTCATGCTTGACTTGGCAGGGCAGGGCAAGGTCTACACACGGGACGACATTGACGGGATTAGTGCTATCATGGGCTACTCGGTTTGGAACAGGAGGGGCGGTTGGTATCACACACCGAGCGGAGTGAACAGGCCCCAATGTCGCCATGTATGGGAGCAGCAGTTGGTAATCCGTAAAGGCAATAAAATCACGAAGGCATGAAGGCACTATTCATAAGCGAAGAAACGCTGCTCGACAATAGCATCATCAACGAGAACGTCAGTTACACGCAGATACGTCCAACGGTTGTCAAGGTGCAGGAGATGCGGATTCAGCCCATCGTTGGCTCTCCGTTGTACGGGGAACTCGTCAGCCAAGTGGTCAGCGGTTCAACGTCTGCACTCAACCAAACGCTGCTGGAGGACTACATTCAGCCTGCAATGATTCAATGGCTTTACTACGAGTTGCCCATGGTCTTAGCGTTCAAGTACATGAACAAAGGAATGGTCCGTAGAACGAGCGAGGAATCAAGCCAAATGAGCATGGAGGAAATCACCCGGCTGACCGATAAGGTCAAGAACGATGCCGAGTGGTACTCCGAGCGGATTACTCGCTACCTGATGGAGAACCGCAATTCCTATCCGCTTTGGAACTCGCCTCCTTCTGCGTTGGATACGATTTACCCGAACGCTACAAACTACCGCACCGGGATGGTCTTGGACCGCAACAGGAGGATGGGAATCAGCAACCTTGACTACCCCTACCCTTACGGACAATTCGGGGCGTGTAACGACTGCTAAGCATGGGAGCGCATAAAAAAAACATACTGAAACTGCAGACTTATGTCATGGATAAAAATCAAGCAAGCCCTGCTGGATCTTGCAAATGCTCATCCACAGGTCAACTCCTTCGGGACGGGCGACCCTCTTGCGGTAGGCACGGACAACACCATCAACCTGCGAACCCCAAGCCGTGAGCGCATCGTCTATCCGCTCGTTTTTGCGGACGTGCAGTCTGCAAATACTGACGCTGGTACTTTGGACTTGGTGGTTGGGGTTTACTTTTCTGACCGTGTTGAATCCATTAAGCCGATGGGCGGAGTGGTTTCGGGCAGCCCTACGTTGGGTTGGCAGGACAATGAGGACGAGGTCCTAAGCGACCAGTTGCAGATAGCACAGGACTTCATTTCAAGCCTTACAAACGACCCGAACGAGGACTGGACCCTCTCATCTACCGTGAACCTTACGAGGTTCGTAGAGAGCCGGGATGACCGCACGGCTGGGTGGCAGGCGACGATGACTTTTGAAATCCCTTACGGCCATTCGGTTTGTGAAATTCCAGTCTAATCTACATTTACAATTAAACGCTAAAAAATGCCTACACCCATATTGCAACAAATGCTCGGCCAAGGCGGTACGATGGAATTCGTTGACGCTGCCGTGTCCGGGAAAGTTTTTGACTTCGTAGTCGTCAACACCGCAGCCACATTCACAACTTTAACCGGAACTGGAAGCGAGAACCTGCTAACCGCTTACGCCTTGAGTGGCAAGTCCGTTTCCGCTGGTATCGTTATCAGCGGTCGCAACGGAGGCAAGATTACGGCCGTTACTCCAAGCGCAGGTTCAGTCATCGGTTACACCTTCCTGTAATGCTAATCGGCTACGGCTACGGCTACCCGACATCAATGCTCCAAGGCGGAGTCGCTGCTGGGGTGTGGGCCTTGTTCAACGCAAGGGCAACCACAGACGGAGCGACCGCTGCCGAGGCTGCCGTGGATGGATGCCTGTTCAATCGCTTTGCAGTTATTTACAACTTCTAAGAATGCCGACACCATCGCTTATCCTTGTGCCTGCTCGCTTTAAGACGGGCAAACTATACACACCCTTGGCAACGACTTCGGGCGGTGTGGTCTTGGGTGCATCGGGCGACTTCAATGTCACTCGTGCAACTACGGCAACAAGGGTCAACGCAAGCGGATTCATTGAGGTTGTCGCTTCGGGGATTCCGAGGTTGGACTATCCTCTTGGCGGTGGCTGCCCGGCTCTGTTAGTGGAGCCGAGTGGGACGAACTTTGCGAGAGGTGTTGGACTTTTGAACACGCCATCGCCTGTAACCGCTTCTGGAGGAATAACGGTAACGACTGGAAGCACTGATTTCCTTGCCCCTGATGGCACAAGTGGAACGATTACCAAATATGTAGGAGGGACTGCTTCGGGGTCAAATTTCTTAGAGTACGTATCATCAACTTCCGTTACCGCAGCAGGTGTTCATACATTCAGTGCTTTTGTAAAAGCAGGCACAACCAACCCTCTCAATTTTTGTGCTTTACAATTTACTGCATTTACGGGCGGAAGTGGAACAGGAACATCATATTTCAGCCTTGCAAGTGGAACCGCATTAACCACTGGGGCAAGTATTCAAAATTACGGCAATGGATGGTATCGGATTATTTCCGCACCATACACCATTGCTGCTGGCGACTTGACTGGAGACATACGCCTTTTGTTTGCGGAGGGCAATAACGACGCATCATTCCCAGCGTCGGGTGCATTAAATCTAACCCTTTACGCTTGGGGCATTCAATTAGAGGCAGGCTCAGTTGCTACCTCCTACATCCCAACAACAACTACAAGCGCAACACGCAACGCAGAAGTGATAAACCTATCAGGCGTAGTCAGCGGATGCATCGGGCAGACCGAGGGGACGATGTATTTAGAGGTTGATTTTAAGCAATCACCCGATGCTCGAAGAGTCTTTGGTGTGTCCGATGGAACGGCCACAAATCGACTGGCTATATCCATTTCGTTAAACACATTTAGAATCGTTAAGGACGCAAGCACGGCTTTACTTCCAACCACTACAATTAGCAACGGAATGCACAAGATGGCCGTTGCTTACAACGCATCAGAAATCGTGTTTTACTTTGATGGAGTGCAAGTCGGCACAAGTGCGACTTCGGGTTCGGGGACATACTTTCAAATAAATGTGGGGTCAACTGAAACCAATACGGCTTTTTATGGTGGCCCAATTAGGTCTGCTGCAATTTATACCACAAAGTTAGCCAACGCTCAACTCGCTGCCCTTACAACCTAATGGCTACATTCCGAAAATACGAATTCGCAGTTTACGCTGACTTCCGAACCATTAACGACTCGGAGGTCGAGCCTCGCACCGTTGTTGAACTCGGACATATCAACCCTGCAAATCCAAAGGCTTGGTGCGTTGATATCCTATGGGAAGGCGACGAACCGAAGAACTGGACAAAAGACCAAACTTGGCCCAAACCCGTCGGAATCCACACCTTCGCAGGCTGGGACGAGCAGTACGCAGCCGACTACGAACAACACAAATCGCTATGAAACTCTTTCGCAAACGCAACCCCGAAACTCCTAAACTCCCAATAATGAAATCAGCCGTCATCGCTTTACTTCGCCACCTGTTAACCTTCATCGGTGGAACCCTCGTCGCCAAGGGCCTCTTGGATACCGAAACTTTGCAAGAGATTATCGGTGCAT